CATAGATCCCCGCGTAGCAACCAAAGAAATACGGATCGGCATTTAGAGCGACCGAACCATCTTCGGCTTCTAATAGATCCCAGAAGCGATCGTCTTTGACAATCCAAGAATCCTGTAAGAGAAGGAATCTATCTGCGTTGGTGTTGTCCATTACCCAGCGTATTTTCGCCAGCTCGTATCCGTAATTTATTATCGCAACGTGTTCGCGATTTATAGAAGCCGAGCAATCTGCTAACCAGTCTTGCCTGTCTGGTGATGAGCCGATAACTATTAGCAAGATTTAGACCAGTAATTTATTTATTGTCGGTAGCCAGTATTTACGCCATACGTTTTCTACGTCGTACTCCTTAGCAAAGTCGATCGAAACTTGTGAACGGGACTTACCCTTTTCGTAAGCCAGCTCTAGCGCGTTTACGATTGAAGGCACGTTCGGTATCTGCCACCAAGCATTCTGCCCGCTGTTCCAAGTTGGAGTTCCCTCTACTAGCCAACCGTCTTCGGCTACTAGATCCTCACTAGCAGCCCAACCCGAAGCAATAACCCTAGTGCCACAGGCTTGCGCTTCCATAGTCGGTACGCCGAAACCTTCTCCGTAAGAAGGCGCTAACAAAACATCAAACGCCGTATAGAACGCAGCTAGATCCCGATGCGTAAGTCCGAATCGGTAGTCGTTAGCGTCAGGGAAATAAACCGCTGAATCAGGGATACCTAAACTGCCCAAGAGACTAGGCAAGTTCCAGCCACCAGCTCTACCAAAAGGATCGGTGTGTAAATAAAGAACTGCGTCTGGGTGTCTTTTCTGGAAGATAGAGAACGCCATTATGTTTTCGCCAAATGCTTTTCTGTGTACCATTCCGTTTGCTTTATTAGCAGCAACCATACCGACGATGAACTTATCTTTACCGCCAACCATTTCTTTAGGATCTAGTCCGCTAGTTAGTAGCTCGGTAGGCTTCATAACTTTAGTATCGATAGCGTGAGGCACGTATTCACATTCGATACCGAGCTTTGTTAGTTGCCTAACTCCGTTCGGTGCCATCGCTATTGGTGTCACGTTAGGTTTACGCAAGAACTCCTCTACTTCGGGTGGAGTTGTCACGTGATCTAGCGGTGTCCACGCTGCGATTTTCCGTAGGCTGTCATACTGTTTAGACTTCATTACCCATACGTCATAAAGACTTATAAACAAGTCCTGAAGATCAGGGAACTTAGAAATAAATAGTTTGTGGTCATTAGGCGCTACGTCGTTACTGTAAAGATCCATTCCGCGCGGAAAGTGTTTTACTTTGCCGTAGGGTGTGCGTATTGTTCCGACAGTTCCCTCTAGACCGTAGTTAGATAACATCGCAACATCAGCGCCATCGCGAACTAACCGATCGACTAGAAGTTTTACCTGTTGCCCGTAGCCCGTAGGACTGTCGTAGGAATTAGACCAGACACTAATCGCGCCATTTATAGGTTTCTCTTTTTTACTCATAGAAACAAGATAGCAGAAACCCCGCCTAACTCGCTAGAGCCAGACGGGGTTTTGCTTAGTTCTTAGTGCTTAGCTAGCTGCTCCGCGGAAGAACTTGACGTGTCCTGGGTGAGTCAGGTTTCCATCTACGCGCATAGTTACGCGGAAGGTGGTTACGTCTTGGTTGAATGCGTAGTCCGCAGACTGAGCGACCTGAAGTCCACCAGCCATACGTACCTTGTAGCTTGGAAGGTGTCCGAACAATACGCTCTTGGTTGCCGAGCCAGTGGAAGCCATTGCTGGGTTCTCTGAAATCGGGAAACCAGCGAATGTGTCAGGCTGACCGATACCAACTTGGTATAGGTAGTTTCCAGCGGTGTCCTTCAACTTGCGGATCGCGCCAACAGACTGAGAGTTTGCCATAAAGCCAACCCCCGGAAGTCTGCGAGCAGCTCCGTCTAGTGAGTAAGCGAGGTCGATTAGGTTGTCTGCGGTGAAAGCACCAGAAACACCAGTTCCACCAGTGATACCAGAACCAGCAACAGTAACGATACCTGTTGGCTGAACTGTTCCAGTTCCGTTGGTTAGACCTTCGTTTACTGCGTAACCGATTGCGTTACCAGCCTGTTCTGCGATTAGAGCAGAAATGTCGAAGCCAGCGTCAGTAATTAGTTCGTTCGCTACTGGTACCAAGAATGAATACTTGTAAGCACCTAGAGTGATCGAGCTGAATACTGGGTCGCTTGCGTCAATGGCAGCAGCAGCGCCCTTGATGGTTGCGGTTGAGTACGCGGTTAGAGTTGGAATGGTTAGGCTCTCACCAGAAGTGGTGTTGATAACCTGTGATACATCTAGCATCGGACCAACTAGACGAGCAACAGCGAATACCTCGTCAAAGAATGACTTTGGAACTGTGTTGTCGCTTGGAGTTAGTGTACGCTTCTCAAATTCGTAAGAACGTAGCTCTCCGTTAGCAATCTGACGTAGAACATCTGAGTCAGATCTTGACTCGGACTTTGGTACGAAGGACTGAGCAGCGTCAGCAGCAGCAGCCATTCTTTCTTCGTTGCGCTTCGCAACTGCGATAGCTTCTTCAGCTGAACGAATGTCAGCCTCAATCTTTTCGATCTTCGCTACGTCTTCAGCAAGCAGTCCGCGTTTCTCGGACTCCGCGAAGTCAGTAACCTCGCGAATCTGCTCAACTAGGTTTGCGCGAAGTTCTTCCTGTGCCTTGATAAAGGACATTGTGATACTCCTAATAGTTAGTTGATAATTTATTTGCCCGCGCTGACGCAGGGAACATCGGCAGAGCTAACTCACTTCCGATACTTTTACTTTAGCAGATAGCGGGCTACTCGTCCCAAGGATCGTATTGTTTAGCTGGCAGATCTAAGCCTGTGCCAGAATAATCTGCGGAGAAACCGATAGAGCTACTCATCTCGACTTCGCGAGGATCGGTTATTGAACTTACTTCGGGGCATACGTGTCGCTTGACCCATTTGGCGTATAAGGCTGCTGCCTCATCGCCTTCGGCTAGAAAAGAAGATCCGCAAGCGCAGATCTCCTTAACCTTCATCGCCTAGATCCGACCCTCTCTACAATCACAAAGAAGCTCATCGTAATTAGAGCCACTCCGAGCGCGTACCCGATTAGGGCTTCCCGCTCTACGACCCACAATACCATTGCGAACAGTAGGTATCCGATTATTGTTAGTAGTACGTTTTGTAGTTTCCTCATTTGGTTATCTCTCTTTCTTCATTGGTTAGGGTATCGGTAATCATAAATCCACCCGGCACGTGAGGCAGACAGTAGCGCCCGCCCCAACCACCAGCGTACTTATCTATTGCGTAGACTTGCGCAGACTTCCCACAGATCTCACAGGCGCTCATACCGCGACCACCTCATCGCACCACTCGCACTCGTTAGTCTGGTGAAGATCACAGTCTTGGAATCCGAACTTTAGATCTTCCCAAATGTCCCGCCAGAGATCAGCGCGACCCCAAGAGCAGTCGTAGTGGCGTTCGTGAACTTCTACGTCGCAGGTCATAAACTTCGGCGCTGTCATAAGAACTAGATCGCCTCGGTCATCGATTGTCGCGCCGAGCTTTTCCGCAAGCGCGTAGCACCTTTTCTTGGTCATTACTTCACCGCCTTTTTGACTGGGTGATTTATTTCGTTACCGACGTATTCCCAGAGTTCTTTCATAGATCCGAATTGACCACTCTCGTAATAACCGATACCGCTCTGGTGAGCGTTGTCCCAGATCAATCCTTCGGGTAGCCACGCTTCAAATACATATTCGCCATAGAAGTTTCGACCTTCTTCATACTCTCCGCCGTCAGCTTCAATCTTGGCTATGATTTTTGCTTTACTCATTATTTTGTCCCTACGCAATCGCAGTATTCAGATCCTTGGCAATCCCTTAGTAATGACAGATCGTCAAGAAGGTTATTCCAGATTACGCTTTTACGATACGAGTCCGTTCCGTAACCGCTGTAATGTTGGTAGTCCCCGATCAGCTTGCCCTTCGGCGCGACCGCCTCGATGTAATCACGCTCGATCACAATTTCGCAATTTAGCTTTTTGGCTAAACTGATTACTTTTGCTTTACTCATTTGCCTTGTCCTATCTATAAACCCCGTTTGGCTTATATATTGATTATACCCTATTTGACACGATTACGCGCTATTTAGCCTAATTTAGTATAACGATTCGATAACGATTTATACGCCTTGTACGAGGCTCGGAGTTTTTAGGTATCCAACTACCCCACCGACAGGCTCAAAAGCCCTCTACGGACCTCACAGGGCTGCGAATTGACAGGATAAAGGGAAACCCCGCTGGGAAAAGAGAGTGAAACCCAGCGGGGCTGTAAACGCGTGCGAATTACCTTTTTTCGGCTACCCCTACAACACGCGTTTCTTTTGTCAGGCTTGATTGCGAGTTATTGTCGGCACGACCACCCGAAGTGGTTTCTGCCTCTCCGCTAATCAGCTTGACGATCGCATCAGCCCACTCGTCAGCGAACTGAACAACAACGCCAGTTTCGGGGTTACCAGCAGTCTTGAGAATTGTGTCTTTGATTTCCTGTTTGCTTGTCATTACATCTCCATCAGTTTCAGTTTGAGTTTCTTCAACTCCAACATAGTAAGATCCCCAAGATTTTCTGCCTCGGCGGTTTCTTCTTGCTTCGGCATAAGTTCGTCAATCGCAGTTCTTAGAAGTCCCGCAGCTTCGGCTGACAGATCCGCTCCTTCTTGAAGCGCGATTACCGCGTCCGCTAGTTGATCAGCGTCAATAGAAGCTCTAGCAGCAATCTTGTCTAGTCCGCGTACCGATGTTGTGCCAGCGGTAGAAGTATAGGCAGGAAACGCCACTATTGAAACTTCGTGTAAGCGGACAGAGTTCAGAACACGTTCAGAGCCATCGTCGCTCCAACTGTCACCACCCGAAGGAACGCTGAAACCGAAACTCATAGAATCGACATCTCCGCGCTTCAGCAAAGTGGCAGCGTCGCGTCCCATTTGAGTATCGGGCAAAGTGGCTACTACCTTCAGACCTCTATTGTCTTCAGTTAGTTTGAGTGTGCCAGCGCGGGTAGATCCCAAAACAGCGCCCGTATCGTGGTTCCAGAGTAGCTTGATGTCGTTCCTAGCTCTTTTGAGGCTAGTGTTGAACGCACCGCGCTTGATCCTCTCGACGAACGGCAACGGCTGACTTGGTGAGTCAAAGATCGCTGCGTATCCTTCAAATGTCATACCATCGCCGTCTTCGCGTAACTCAAAGTATGCGGTGTTGATACGTTGTTCTACTTTTGCCATATTCTTACTTTCTACGCTGATTGTCGCGCGATTTTCTTCTTCTAGTCTAGTTACTACGCGGTCGGCGTAAGCGAGTGTTCTACGAGCTGCCGATTTACTCGGACCAGATCCCCAGAGCAAATGTGCTACGACTCCCGCGCTTGGATAGTTTTCGTGATTTGGGTTTGCCTCAGGCGCGTCTAGATCTACTAAGTGCCTAGCTATCCAAGCTCTTAGCCTGACCCACTTGTCGGCAGTAATGTTGCCAGCAGCCATCGCGCGAGCTTCTCTAACTGTTTGTGGTCTAAGCCCATCTCCGCTCAATCCTTCTTCGTGATAAGCAAGTCCGCGTCTAGCAGCAGCTCTCATAAAGGCGGGTGCGGTTAGGTTTACCTGACGATCTTCGTAGTCTTCATCGCGCTCATCTAGGTCTTGGATCTTAGTTAGAGTCGAGAATCGGTGTCCAACTAGGGTTTCGGTTTCTTGCCATTCGCCGTCGTTTCTGCGATAGATACGAATAAGCGCAGCAGGATCTTCTGGTGTTGCGTTGATTGAGAAACTGCTGTCAGGAATACCGAGTGTCCCTTCGCGCATAATGTATTCGATACGCCCGCGAGCGCGACCGCCAGAGGAGTTCCAAGAAACAAAATCACCCTCGGATAGCTCGTCTGGTTCAGCTCTATCTTCTAAGCTCTCCTCGATAACTTCTTCTACGATCTCTGGTTCTTCAATAGTTTCGGCATCGTAAGCAATCATCTCTGGTTTCTGAATACGCTGAAGTTTCAGTATGTTCATAATCATCAGTTTGTCTTCGGAATAGAAAACCATATTGTCTTCTTCAAAGACACGCAATACGGCATACTCGCCGTTTACCTCTACGACCTGCGCCAAGATCTTAGGGTTATCGACGTTCCAACTGACGTAATCGCCAACCTTCAGCTGACCGATCGCAGCGCGCTCACCTAGAAACTCCGTTTCTTCAGAGAGGCTGATCGCTACGGCTTGATTTATTGCCGATTGCTTAGTGTCGTGGCAAGCAATTAGTTCGCCGTCTTCTTTTTCAACTGCCCAAGCCTCACACTCGGAGTTAGTGCTTGTTATGTAATAAGGCATTAGTCTTGTGTCACCGCCAATACGTGTAGGACTAGTCCGTTGGGATCGCTAACCGCATAGAGGTCATCTCCTGGAGTTAGCGGTATTTGAATAGACTCTGCGTTGTCTATGTGATAACCATTAGTGAACGTCACATCAGTCCCGCCAATAATTATGTATTCGTTACTGCTCTTAGTACCGTTGTGTAGTTGAACAACTTGCGGTTGCGTACTAGCAGCTACGACCTTAGTGGGAGTAGTTTTTGAGAGCGTGTATCTAGCGCTGACAATCGGCATCTGTTAGACCTCGTATGCGCTTAGCGGGTCATTCGGATCTAGTTGCGCTAACTGTTGTAGTTGCGTACTTGGAACGCCTGTGTGTTCGATAGTCGGCAGCCCCATTGCGGTTAGAACTTCCGCAGGATCGAAACCAGAGATTACTAGCTTCTGTGCCATAGAAACCTTCTTGTCCATACCGACCAAGTTGGAGTCCGTAATACTTACGTTCGCTAGTGGGACACGAACAGTATTTGCGTTCTCGTTGTCGATAGCTTGTAGATCCTCTAGTCTGCGAACATCGTTGATAGTCAAGAAGCCTGACTGAAGACCGATGCTGTAAGCGCTCATACGTGAGTTGATGTCAGCGCGCAATAGTCCATCGATGTTGAAACGTAGAAACGCGTTCTGCCCGTTAGGACTTAGCGCTAGGAGTGGCGATAGAGCGCCTTCGATCTTGGAAATAATCGGGCGTAGTCCGTGAGTAACCCAAGCTAAGTTGTTTTGCTCAACTGAAGCGTATGAGTTAGTTCCCGATAGACCTAGAAGGTGAGGCGGAATGTTGAAGGCGCGAGCTACATCTTCTACCGCCAAGCGACGAGAATCTAGGAACTGTGCCTGATCATTCGGAACGTTAGTCGGGCGGTAAGTTGCGCCACCAGATAGAACACCAGTCTTGTGAGATTTTCTTAGACCCTTGTGCTTAGAATCGAAAGCTGCTGCTAGAGCCTGTGACTGCTCGTAAGTTAGATCGTGCGGGTATTCAATAATTCCGCTAGTAGTTGCTCCGTGTCCGAAGAATCTAGCTGCGTAAGTTTCCAGCGCCTTAGCTAAACCGAAGTTGTCTTTGAGAGCTTCTACTCTGCTAACTCCGCGTATGCTTCCGGGACGAACTACGTCTGGAATGAAAACAATTTCCTCGGTGCTTAGCGCTCTCTTTTCGCCCTGAACGATGAAGCTCAATCTACCTAAGCCGTTGCGCTTAACTTCTACCTGTTGCGGGTTCAATACGACTAGGTTTACGATCTGGTTGTTCTGGGTAAACACGCGAATAAATGCGTTTCCGTCAAGTAGCAGGGAAACAATTACCGATCCGTAGAACGCTTCTCTAGTGGTGTCTACGTCAGGCTTCAGCACCCAAGCTGGTCGCGGTCTAAGCGCACGGCGCTCGCCACCTTCTCTAACAAACGCGTCTAGCGGAAGCGTTGAGATCGTATCGCTAATAAGGCTGATAGCAGAAAAGATCGGGTTGATTTGGAACGCAGTTTCGCTGTTGATTAGAGTTCCCGATTGACTTACGCTATCGAAGTCTTCTCCCGATCC